AACGGGACAAACCGATACCGGATCCGGATGGCAACAGGCCGCAAAAAGCGAACCGCGAAACCCATTGCAGTGCAGCGCAAGTCAGCACACCCCCTCCCCCCAGAGGGGAGTCCCCCCCAGGGGCCCCCCCCTCCCCCTGGAGGGGACTCCCCTGGAAGGGGACCCCTCCCCCCAGAGGGGACTCCCCCCGGGGGGGACCCAATCAATAAACCTCTAAACGAAGAACAAGAAATCCAAGAAGGGTTAATTGATTACTCCACTACATATATCCACCAACGCGACGAAAAAATCGATGCTACGGCGCCAACGGTCACGACGGCCGAGCCCGTCGCGACAGCGGTCGAGATCGTGATAGCCTCAGCTCACAACGACGCTCCCCAGCGCCATGCCCAACCGGCAACCCAGGCCCCAGCTACCAACTCAGCCCTCCCCGACTGCGCCATCCCGTACCGCCACCTCCTGCGCAAGTGGTGGCTCAGGCGCCGCAGCAAGCACCCCGCCGCGGCCAACGAGCTCAGCGCTGGCGACATCCAGGCCATCCAGCACGCCGATGCTCTGGGGGTCCTCCGGCCGTTCCTCGAACACGCCGCGGCCAGCGGTTGCAAAAGTCTTGCCACCGGCTACCGCCGTCGCTGCGAGCAGCTGCTCGCCGGCCCTGCAGCCGCTGAGGCCTTCGACACCCTTCGCAGCTCCTACCTGGCGGCGCCCCGTCGGGTCCCCTGTCAATCTCTGCCCGCTGCCCAGAGAGAGTTTTCCGCCGTGCTGGCTGAGGGACACACCGCCGAGCAGCTGGTAGCGGCCCTGGCCGCTGAAATCCGCGCGCAGGACCAGCAGCACGCCTCCACGGGTTTTGCCCCATCCCTGCCTGACATCGCTCGCTGGCTGAAGGAGCGCCGCTTCGCCGCCTACCTGCAGCAGAACCAGCCCGTCGCCCCCGCCGCATTCGAGGCCCCGATCGATCCAGAAACCGGCGCCCCTGACCCCTTCGCCTACCACCGTCACATCACCGGCCATGACGCTCTCGCTCCCCTCAGCTCCAGCACCTGAGCCCCTAGCCCCGCACAAGCGCCGCCCAGCCGCCGGCCCCGCTTTCGTGCTCCCAGGTTTTGCCTGTTTCGCCTGCTCGGACACCGGCATCGTCGGCAATCACGACCGGGCGATCAACGAGTTCATCCCCGACTACGACGTCCTCCCTTCCGGGGAGGTCCTTCCTGGGTCTGATCCGGCGATCATCTGCTGCTGCAATGCCGCCTATCCCAGGGAAGGCCGCGGCGGCTTTCGCGATTCAGCCGGCATTCGCCGTCTTGAGACCGCGGCCGGGCCTCGCATGGTGGGCTGTGAGCTGGATCAGCAGGCCATCGAGGCCATTCACCGAAATCGCCGCCAGCGTGCCTTTGCTGAAGTTCAGTTCACCGCTGAGCAGGTCCGCCAGGTAAAGGCCATCAAGGAAGCCACGCTCCAGGAAGCCGTTGCCGGCCTGTTGCCCTCGATCCCTGGGAGCCTCTGATGGCCACTCACATCGCCCCCGCCCGCCCGCTGCCAGATATCGGCGCCGTGCTCCTGTGCCTGGAGCTTGGCTCCACTGCCTATCCCGTCACGGTCGAGCGGCACCTGGGCCGCTACTTCTTCGCCGGTGGCCACCGCTTCCACGTCTACGACGACTGGAAGGTGGGCACCACCCGCCACACCTGGCGCACGGCCGCGGCCATGGTCTGGCTGTCCAGCCCTGAAGAACAGGCTTCCCTGGAGAAGCTCCAGGCAGAGCTGGCCACGGCTTCTCGGGCCCCCTGGCAGCCCCCCGCGCCACCGGTTGGCCTTCCAGAGCCCACCGAGAACTGGTAACCCCCTCGCTCCCCACCCCCATGCTCATTTTCTGCAGAACCCGAGAAGTGCACCCCTGCAGTGCCCGTTGGCGCAAGCCGCTCCCCTTTGGGTGGGAGATCCGCTGGCAATGCCCCAACCGCCCCATCGTCGCCGTGCCTCTTCATGGTTGCTGGAGGCAGAGAACGTCATGTTGAGCAGCCTGTTCCGACCTGAACCCACCACCTGGCTACCAGCACAGGACCAGCCCGTTCAACCGGCCGCGGCCGGTGGCTACATCACCTCCAGCGGGGAGGAGCTGTTCTCCGCCAGTGGCATCCTCGACCGGGTCTATCCCCATCGTGCCCTGCAGTTGGCCCGCAACCCGGTGGTGCTGCGCGCCTGCGTTGCCTATGCCAACAGTCTCCACAACCCGGATGTGAGCGCAGCAGGGCCTTGGTCGCCCGCTGTGGCGCCGTTCACCGATCAGCTCAGCACCATCGCCCCGCTGATCGGCCATCCCTTCTGGGCCAGACTCAAAGTGCTGGCAGCACCGGTTCATGTGCGTCACCGCCGCCTGCCTATAGCCACCACATCAGAGCTGCTGGTCCGCTTCTCCGATGGCGGGGACATCGGCATTGGCCTCTGCCAGAGCGCTGCCAGCGATCAGCTCAACCCGATTCGCATTGCTGCTGAAGTTGGCGCAGCGATCGCCCTGCTGGGTGACAGCTGCACCTGGTGGCCGCGGCGTGCGTTCGTCTTGTTTTGCAGTCCTGAGCGCACCACGGTGGAAATGATCGATGTAGACACGGCCCTGGGCTGCTGGATCGATGCAATCGATGCCTACCGCTTCATGGCCAGAACCATGAACTGGGAGGTGCGGTTTTGAGCCCCTCGAAGCCGCGGCCGCCCATGGTGCAGGTGTGGGTCTGGTTTGTGGGCCAGGCTGATTGGAAGCGGATGAGCATGCGGGAGAGCGATCTGCCCTTGATCGGATCGCCCACGGCGCTGATCACCGTGGAGGGCGATGGGTTCCTTGCCACGCCCATGCCGGGCTGGCGAGTGACCCGGGAGCGGCCTGGCCATGGCGGCCCACCTCTCTTGGCCAGCGCATCGATGGGGAGGCCTGAAGATGGCTGAGGGAATCGTGGCTTTCCACGGCTTTACAGGCCCCGCCTGGCCGAGGCTGCAGCAGCCCAATCCCCTGGCCGCGGCCCGTGAGCAGCTGGACGCAGCTGTCGCCTACCTGCTGGAAGCAGCCACCGCCGAGGTGAGCGGGGACGTCCTGCTCCGCAAGGCCCTGGCCATTGGCCAGCAGATGGAGCGCCGTCGCGTGATGGCCCTGTTGCTAGATCGCCTGGAGCAGTACCCCCGGCCCTCTGACACCCGCCGCATCCTCCTGCTCGACCTCCTGGAGGACGTGAAGGGATGAGCACCACCACCACCCGCCTGCCCCTGGCCACCGCTGATGAAGTGGCCGCCCAGGTGCTGGAGCTGCTGAAGCCTCATTGCGAGCGCATCCACATTGCCGGCAGCGTCCGCCGCCGGCGGCCCACCATTGGCGACCTGGAAATCGTCTGCATCCCCAAACCCTACGACCCATCCCCCTTGTTCTGCTCTGGCATCGCCACCGTGGTGAACCAGTGGGAGAAGGTGAAAGGCGAGCTGCCCTGCCGCTACACCCAGCGGGTCCTGCCCTGGCACGGGATGAAGCTCGATCTGTTCATGCCTGACCCGCGTGGCTACGGCCTCCAGCTGGCGATCAGAACCGGCTCGGCAGAATGGAGCCATCGCCGGCTGGCCGCGGCCTGGGTCCGTGCCGGCTTCACATCGAAGGACGGCCTGCTGCGCCGGAGCAGCGACGGGGCCATCTGCCCCACACCCACTGAAGAGGCCTTGTTCCGGATGATCGGGATACCTTGGGTCGATCCAACCGCACGGGAAGTCAGGCCATGAGCCTCTGGTTGCATAACGAGCTGCGCCGGCGGACCTTCTTCACGGCAGGTCGCCGCATGGGCACGGCGCGGGCCATGGGCCTGCTGTCGAAGGAGCTTGAGCAGATCGATCTGCTTGCTGAAACCTCAGCCCGGTGGCCAGATCCGCCCTTCGTGGTGATCGATGAGGTTGGCCCCCCGCACTCCATGACCACTGGCCCCTCCCCTCGCTTTGCGCAGCTCTCCTGCCTCCAGCGTCAGCGGTCCCGATGTGCCGGGTGACTCGGGGGGAGGGAGTGAACTGGCCACAGTCCTCGATCAACTGGGTCCTGCTGGGCATCCATCAGCAGTGGATCAACAAAGCGCCGCCCGAAGAGCACGACCTGGATCCGTTTGCCATCCCAGACGATCTTTCGGCAGAAGTAGACGGCCACCATCCGCCACTGGTGTGAGGTGGCTCCCTCCCAGGCCCCCCAGCTGCTGAACGTCCTCCCCCAGCAGTCGAGCTCAGACGGCTCCCCAACCTGGTCCCAGACCAGCTGCATTCGGGCTGCCATCGTCGGATAGCCCATCCGTGGCAGGCCCGCTTCATGCAGCTCCCTCCTCAGCTTCAGGAAGTCCTCCAGTTTTTGCAGCCACTGCTGCTCCCGCTGCCGCTGCATAGGCGTGCGGTGCTCGCATAGCCGGACCAGCTCCGGCAGCCGCCGCTGCAAGGCCTCAAACACCGCCCGCTTGATGGCCGCGGCCTGCACCCAGCTCCGCTTGCCACTGGGCAGCCGGCAGACCGGGCAGCACCAGCGATGGGGCCTGGAACAGGCCTGTCGTCTTCGGGGTCGTTGCATCCTTCGCCCGCAGTGGCAAATCATCAGGCCATCGAACAACTGCGGCGGACTGAATTGGTAGTTCGCTTGTATTAGCCGCTCTGCCTGTGCCAGATCAACTGGATCGGCAATGCGCCGCCCTGTCTTCTCCCACCAGTACCGGAGCTTCATGTCGGTCATGCCGAGCGCAGCTCTTGCTGCTGTCCAGTAGAAGCCAGATCGCAACAGGGCTTCCAGCCGTTCCACTGGCCCGTATCCCTGGCCTTCAGCCAGATCGACATCACCGCAACTCAGGCGGAAAGTCATCGCAGCATCTCGCCGCATCAATGGCTGAGAACGCACCTACTCCACTACGTTATGAGACAGATACGGCACCACAAGGCATGGTCAAGCGCCGCACCCCTCTGGCAGCAGTCACCGCCCCGACCGAGACCACGCTGGAGGCCCTGCTCCAAGACCCCAAAAACGCCCGGCGCCGCACCCAGCGCAGCACCGGGATGATCGAGCGCTCGCTGCGCGAGTTCGGCGCTGCCCGCTCCCTGGTGGTGGATGAAACCGGCATGATTCTCGCCGGCAATGGCACCGCCGAGGCAGCCGCCGCCATCGGCATCGAGCGGGTGCTGGTGGTCCCGGCCGATGGCCGCACCCTGATTGCCGTGCAGCGGACGGATCTTTCCCCAGCACAAAAGGCGGAATATGGGGTGGCGGACAACCGCTCCAGTGACACCTCGGAGTTCAACGGCGCGGCGCTGGCGGCCCTGCTGGATGACCATGCGGAGCTGGACCTGAGCCCGTGGTTCACGGACGACGAGTTCAAGGCCCTGGTCGACGGGATCGATGAGCTCCCGGATCCACCAGCGCCCCCGGAGACCTCCCCGGGCCTGACGGTCCAGCTGACCTTCCCTGACCACCAGGCCCTGGTGGAGTTCCAGCAGCTGATGGGCCGCCTGGCGGAGGTGCTGCCGGAGGAGGAGAGCACCGAAGCCCGCCTGGCGCGCGCTGTCGAGGCCCTGCTGGCCCACCGGAACCGCTGAGCCGTGGCAGCCACCGCCTACCGCCCTGCTCTGCCCACGGCGCCCCCACCAGCTCGCCGCGGCAGCGACATGAGCCTGAAGGAGCATGCCCGGATCTATGCCCTTCACCAGCAGGGTTTCTCAGCCCGTGAGATCGCGGACGAGCTGGGGCGGAGCCTTAGCTGCATCTACGCGAGCCTCGCCGATTCCCGCCGGAGCCGTGGGGAGGCGCTTAGGTTCCGGGGCTTCACCAACCACCTCCAGGCCGGTGGAGATGGGATCGTCACCCAGAAGCCCCGGCTTTCGGTGGCGGTGGTGGTGCACCGCTACCTGGCCGAGGAGAGCATCGAGGCCCTGGCCAGCAGCTATGAGGTGAGCCGTGCGGCGATTCGCAGCCTGCTGGTGACGGCCGGCGTCACCATCCGGGCGAAGAGGCGCAGCGTCACCGACCGCTACCGGCAGTGGACCCACGAGGAGAGCGCCACCTGCCTGCGGTTGCGGGCGCTGGGCCATGACGCCTCGCTCATCGGCCAGATGATCAATCGCAGCACCCTGGCGGTGCGCTCCTGGCTGCAGGAGCACGATCGCCCCAACCATTCGGCCCGGATGGTCGAGCGGGCCCGCCGCCGCCGCGGTGAGCTCCTGCCGGAGGAAATGCCATCAGATGAGCTGCTCGAGCAGCTGCGCAAGGGCTGGATCGAGGGTCAGACCGTTGCCGCCATGGCCCGGGAGTTCGCCATCCCATCCGCCATCGTTTCCGGTGCCCTGAAGCGATCTGGGTTCCTGGTGAAACGTGGCCCTAACCCCAACCGCCTGCGCCAGGCCGCGGCCGCCCTGCCACCACGCGGAAGGCCGTTGTTACAGGTTCCTAACCTTTGAGCAGGAGGAACCCCGGGGTGGCGAAAAAGAAAGCCGGGGCCAGCCCAAAGCCTGCGCGAGATCGCACCCTCTCCAGGGCGGCAGAACGCAACTACCGGGTGCATGCCCTGCTGGGCATGGCGGTGAGGCAGGGCTTCGGGCCGAAGGATCTGATGGACGTGGCTATTCGGGGCTGGCGGGTCAGCCCTGCCGTTGCCTCGAAGCTGGTCGGCGAGGCCTATGAACTGGCAATCACCAGCACCAGCCTCTACGACAAGCTGCGCCTGTCTTCCATCCAGCTCTGCCGGATGGAAGACCTCCTGAAGAAGGCCATGGCCAGCAAGCAGCTGGGCGTCGCCTTGGCGACGAACCGCGAGATCAACCAGCTGATCCTCACCATCGAGAAGTTCGAGAAGGCGCTGGAGGAGGCTGGGGACGGCGGCGCTGGGGCTGAACCCCTGAGCCCAGAGGAGCAGGAGGCAGAGGATCGGGCCGGTGATTTCTGATGGACTGGGACGACGAGGCCTGGGCTGAGTACGACGCTCAGCTCCGCACTCAGACCTCCTGCTACAGCTGGCCTCGGACGGGTCCCGCCGGGCTGCACATCCCCCGGAAGCAGCCGGTTCTTCGCCCCCTACTGCAATACGCCCCCCGGCGGGGGCTCTTCACCCAGGCCCAAACGGTTCAGCCATGGGACCAGCTCCCGAAGCGCTGGCCCGACTTCGCCGCCCGCACCACCATCGCCTCGCAGGGCAAGTACCTGCCGTTCAAGGCCTGGGACTACCAGCTGGAGCTGATCCGCACGATCCGGGCCCACCAGAACACCTACGTCAACAAGGCCCGCCAGACCGGTGTTTCCGAGACGATCATCTCCTACATGCTTCAGCAGGCCATCCAACGGCCGGCGTGGGTCGGGATCATCTTCAGCAAGACCGGGGAGGACGCAAGCGAGCTGGCGGCACGGATCAAGGGCCAGGCCGCCTCCCTGGGCTCCGCCTGCCCTCCCCTGCCGAAGGACAGCGCCCGGAAGCTGGTCTTTCAGGGCCGCGGCAGCCTGCACTTCCTACCTCCCACCGAGCGCGCCGCCCGAGGCATCCCCAGCGCCTCCATGGTGCTCTTCGATGAGGGCGCCTTCATCGAGAAGCTCGCCGGCATCGAGACCGGTGCCATGCCCACCCTTTCCCTGCTGGGGGCCCGGGCCAGGGCCGTGTGGGTCTCCACCCCCAACGGCCGCAGCGGCCGGTTCTACGAGCACTGGGCTACCGACCACGGCGAGGTGCAGGTTGGCGATGCGTTCGTCAACGACATCCCCACCCTGCGCTGCAGCCCCGATGGCCAGTTCGCCAAGGTCGCCATCCACTGGAGCCAGCACCCGATCTATTCGCTGGATCCGGACTATCCAGAGAACACCCGCCGCAAGTTTCAGCTCACCCAGCAGCGCTACCGGCAGGAGTTTGAGCTCGACTTCGCCGCCACTGACGCTGAGGTCTACCCCCACGACCTGATCGAGGCGGCCGAGGCCATCGGCGGCCTGCAGCTGGCCACCAGGGGCCACAGCTACGTGATCGGGATCGACCCCAACGGCTCCGGAGACGACGAATGGGTCACCACCGTGCTCGACATCACCTCCAACCCCTGGCAGGTGGTGGCCCGTTTCAACGACGCCCGGCGCAGCCGCGACTACGGCCTGCAGCGCACCGCCCGACTGATCGACGAGTACAGCCCCGAGATGGTGGCGATCGAGAACAACGGCGTCGGGGCCAACGTGGGGGAGGCCCTGTCGATCCTCCGGCCTGGGGTGCCGATTGAGGAGTTCGCCACCTCCAAGCCCTCGAAAATCCGCATGACCGACCGGGTCCTGTTGTTGTTGGAGCAAGGCGAGCTGGGAATCCCGCCAGACGACATCTACGGCAAGCAGATGCGCACCTTCCGCCAGGGGGCCGACGGCAATCGCGAGGCCGCAGCCGGCTCCCACGACGACGCAGTGATGAGCCTGGCTGCAGCTTGTGAAGCCGGCGCCCGGACTCGACCGATGATGGCCGAATGGGTCAAGATGGTGTGAACCCAGAACATCAGTACCCAATGATGCCACTCTTCCGCCCCACAGACTGCGCGGCAGTCGGCGGCCCCACGATCAGCCGTGTTCAAGGCTGCATCAACGACGAGATGAAGGAGTGCGTCGTCTGCGGTGATGCCGTGGTGCACGACATGACCGAACACCCCTTGTTCGGTTTCGCTTGCTCCTGCCCCTATGGGCCATCGAAAGAGGAGGGGCGCGAGCCATGACCGTCATCGTCGACGCGCCGAACTGCGGCACCGCCAGCAACAACCACTGGAAGGTCACGCGGCTGGATGAGCCCGGCCGGATCCCCGGCCTGATCCGGTTCCACATGCAGACCCGCACCGCCACCCGCCTCGATCAGGTTGCGCAGTGGCTGCCCGAAGGCCGGTGGGCTGCGGGCCGCTGGAGGCCCGATCCGCCCAGCGTGCCGAAGTGGCTGATTGCCAGGGTTGAGGACGCCCTGCGGCAAGCGCAGCGATGAAAGAACGACCGATCCTGTTCTCGGCGCCAATGGTCCGGGCCATCCTGAGCGGCAGCAAAACCCAGACAAGGCGGGTGGTAAAACCGCAGCCAGCTGGCAGCTTTTTGGGGCTGATAGAGAGGCCAATCCGAAGCAGCAAAGACCCGCCTGTGCTTCGAGCGTGGTTCCAAGCCGGCGCAAAGGAGCAAAGCTCGAGGGAGATCACCTGCCCCTACGGATCCCCAGGGGACAGGCTCTGGGTGCGGGAGACGTGGGCCGTTCAGCATGAATACGATGCTGCTGCCCCTTCAGAAATTGGCGCCAGCGCTCGGTGGCACTACGCAGCCACCGAAGATCTGGGCGGGCTTCGCAAGCGGTCATCGATCTTCCTGCCTCGGCGTGGGAGCCGGATCCTGCTGGAAATCACCGACGTTCGAGTGCAGCGCCTGCAGGAGATCAGCGAGGACAACGCCAGGTCCGAGGGCCTTTCCACGGTCACAAAGGACGGATCCCTCTGGAAGTGGGGCATCCCAGACGCCGATGGCCTGCCGGGGACGGATGACGATGGCTGCCCCTGGCGCGACTGGGAGGGCCGCCCGGGGGATGCCTTCCGCCGCCTCTGGGAGTCCATAAACGGTTCCGGAACCTGGGATCTCAACCCGTGGGTGTGGGCGGTCAGCTTCAGGAGGCTGCAGCCATGACCCTTCCCAACTTCGACCACGCCGAGGAAGGCGATCGCGAGTAGGCCTTTGCCGGTGGCTGCTGGCGGGAGTGGATCCCCTGCGGCCCTGGCGGGGACTGGGTCCCGTCAGCACCACCGCCGGCCACCGCCCGCCGCTTCAACTACAGAGCATGGGTTCTTGGCCATGTCAACAAGATCAGGGCTGCCCAGGGGCGGTCGCCAGTTGCAACCCGCTGACCCATGACGGCGAGAACTGTCAGGCCCGCTACTTGTGCGTTACAGTATGGGCATTGGGGGATTCGCCCCAGCCCGTCCCATCGCTCCCCAGCAATGACCACCCCCACCCCCGACATCGAAGTTCTTTGTTCTCGCTATTGCAACAAAGCAACGTTTTGTGGCCTAACCGAAAAAGGCAAAAAAGCAATCAAGGAGGCCAAGTCAGTGTTTGATTTTGTTTTATACGTTGGCCCTAGTTCGAGATATGGTTTAACCCCGCACGATATTGTTGTTGGCAAGCATTACGAAGCTGAGATTTGGAACTGGCTTCAAGCCAGAGCTTGCGTAAGAGGGCCACAGCTTGAGTATTGCTACGACGAAGACGGCAAGCCTCTTACGGCCTTTGCCACCTGACCCTTACGGCCCGCCTAAGCCCACCAGGCACCCTTCCCACCGCTCCCCAGCCATCCCGTTGCCTCTGATGCCTGACCCCACCAACCCCGCCATAACAACCGAATACGGCTACATCCGCTGGCGCAGCACCCTGACCGGCAAAGAAGGCGGAGGCAATGTGCCTGTTGCCAATCCTTCTAACGAAGTAGCACTGAAGAATGCTCAGTATCCTGAATTAAATCACTGGTCTGTGCCTGTGGCGGTCTGCTTGCCCCCCATGCGGGAGATTGTCGATGCCTGACCCCATCAGTGCTGAACTGAAAACGGCTCTGAATGCCGCCCACTTTGCTTTATTGGAAGCCGCAGATCACATCCGAAGGCGTGAAAGCTGGAGCCCTGCTTACCGCCGCGCATCGAATGCCAGTGATGTTGCACAGCAAGCTCTAATCAAGCAGGCCAATGCCTGACCCCACCAAATGGGCCCGTTACCGAGCCCGGCTGGTCGGCAACCTTCCCCCGGTGCCGCTGTGCCCCACGTGCGGCCGAAAGATCCGTGGTGCGGGCCGTGATGGCCTCTGCTCCCGTTGCTGGGCTGTCACGCCAGCCGGCCGGGAAGACCTCAGGCAGCGAGTTGCTCGCTCTCGTCGGCGAGCTGCAGGGGCGAGCTGACCAGTTTCCATCGCTTTGCCAGCAGCGGCCGGTGGCCAGCTAGAAAGTTGCGCACCGTGTTGAACGGGATCCCCTTGGCTGAAGCGAAGGCCCGCTCCTGGCCGACGATGATCTCCTGCGCCCGCCCACCCACTTGATCCCTCAGCCGCCACCTGGGCGCCTCGAGGTCGTTGGGCTGGTCATCGGCGGAGCGCTTCACCCACCAGATCCAGGTGCCCCCCCCGTTGCCCTGGGTCACCCGCCGCAGCAGGCCCAGGGCCGCCAGCTTCAAGATGTTGCGGTTCAAGCTGTCTCGATCGGTGCCCAGCTGCTCCGCCAGATCGCTCAGGCTGCACCACCACCCTGGCACCAGCTGCTCGATCTGCACCAGCGTGATCACCAGCTCGGCGCGCAGCTCGCGCCGCAGCTGCGCCAGGTAGGCGGGCTGGATCACAGAATCAGCCCCAGCTGTGCACCGTTGATCCGGTGCTCGGCCATGGTGAAGTAGACCGGATCCCGCTCGATGCCGATGCCCTGGAATCCCTCGGCAAGAGCGGCCTTGATGGTGGTGCCGCTGCCCATAAACGGATCCAGCACAACGCCACCCGGTGGGGTGACCAGCCGGCAGAGGTAGGCCATCAGGTCCAGCGGCTTGACTGTGGGATGGGTCACGCCCTGACGCTCTGAGCTGTCGGCCTTCGGGCAGTAAAAAAAACGGGCGGCGCTGCCGGTGTCTTGGCCGCGTGGGGCATGGCACTGCTGTTGGCCCTCTGCGCCGTGGTAGCCCATGCCGCCCCTTCGAGTTGGATTGGCTCCGCTGGTGGTCTGCGGGAACAACCCCACCACTTCGCCTTCACCCGAATGGATCAGGTTGGCGGGCCAGCGGCCAGCAGTGGTCTGCTCACCGCTTGAAGTGGCCCCCGTACTTTGTCCGCTCATTGCCGTTGCAGACACTACGGTTTCAGTCCGCACCATCACGGGCCGCGCTTCCGCGCCCACCCTGCACCCATCCACATTGAGCGCCCCGGTGCCGTGCTCCAGCACGTTCGCGGCCACGGTGCCGGTCAGCGGCTTGCGGGCCATGGTGATCGGCTCTAGGGCGGGCTTTAACGCGGTGCCCCAGCCGGACCACTGCTGGGCCTCGGGGGTCGCGGGGGCGGTGATGGGGATAGTGGCACCGATCACGGGGACAGGGCTGATTGCCTCATCTCCAGTGCGGCCATTTCTCGCGAGATCCCGTGTCACTTCTCTGCTCCCCACCACCTCCCTTTCAGCCCCTGCCGCCTTATCAATCGCCTTTGACACGTCCAGCGACTTCGGGAACCCCGACCCGTAGACCCAGGCGATCATGTCCCGGATCTCAAAACCCGCATCCTCAATCCGTACCGCCATCCGGTGCTGGGTGCGGGTGCCGGCAAAGGCCAGCAGATGCCCGCCAGGCTTGAGCACCCGGAGGCACTCGGCCCAGATCGCCACGCTGGGCACGTCGTAATCCCACCGCTTGCCCATGAAGGCCAGGCCATAGGGCGGATCTGTCACCACCGCATCCACGCTGCAATCAGGCATGGTGCGCAGCACGTCGAGGCAGTCCCCCATTAGCAGCCGGCAACCGGTCAAGACCACCGGCACCACCAGGGCAAACAACGCCGCCAGGCGCGCCTGGCCTGCCCCTCCTCGCTGCGCCCTCCTGCTGGACCCAGAGCGGCTTCCACCTCCAGCTCCATGATTCGCCGGTGGGCTTTCTCCACGGTCCGTTCAAGAATTGCCTGTTCTCGGGCCAGCAGCAGTGCCTGGTGCAGCACGGCCTCAGGATTGCGCCTGAACGTTCTTCGCACCATCAGTTCCTGCACCTTGAGCCGAAACTCAACCTCCTCGGAGAGCTCCGGCACCCTCCAGTCGCCCCAGCCCATCAACCGCCCCTCCGCCGCTTCGGCCGGGGCCACAGCACCCGCACCGACCGCGGCACTCCATCGCGCACATCAATGGCTCCGGCTGCCTGGAGGTGCTTGAAATGGGCCTGGATTGTGCTGGTGCTGGCCAGCTGCCGCACCACCATCACGTCGCGAAAGCTCGGCGGGATGCCGTGCTGATCGATGTACTGCCTAACGGCGTTCAGCGTGAGCTGCTGAGATTCGCTCAGCCCGCGCTCGGTCTTGATCTCGCCTGCAGGGCTAGGGCCGTTGGCCGTTTCCGCCATGGATTCACAACATCGTTACTCCAGGATGAACTTACTCCCAACTAGCGCACCAGTGCTACGCGGCCAGCGGAAACAGGAGCAGCTGTTGCTCGATCTCTATCTCGGTTACCAGCAGCTCCACCTGGCCCCCGCCGTGCTGGTGATCGGCGGCCATCAGGTGCTGCGCCATCGCCAGCGCTCGCTCCCACAGCCGTTCGGCGGCCAACCGGGTGATCCCCATCGCCAGGCCGGCCTCCTGGCAGGTGTGCCCGGCCAGCCGGCGCTCCATGATCTCCCGCAGATCGGGCCAGGGTTCAAGCGCCTCCAGCACTTCGGCACGCTCTGTGGTCGTGGTGTCCGCTGTTGTCGTTGGATCCGCCACGGTGGTGATATAGGCATCACCCTCGCCATCGTTCATCAGGGAATCGAGCGAAACCACCTGCCGCACAGCGGCCGCCTGCCGCAGGATCCGCAGGTCAGCAGCGCTGATCTGCATCCCCTCCATTGCCTCCTGATCCGTCGGTGAGCGGCCCTCACGGGCTGTGAAGGCCTCCACCCATTGCCGCAGCTGGTGCATCTTCGATGCCCGCTTCACTGGGAGTCGAATCGATCCGGAGGTGTGCACCAGCCGGGTCATCGACTGCCGGATCCACGGAACCGCATAGGTCGCGAAAGTGTTGCCCAGCGAGGGGTCGAATTTCTCCGCCGCCCTGGTGAGCCCGATCGCACCCTCCTGGATCAGGTCCTGCGGCTCCAGGGCCACCACCGAGGACACCGAGAACGAGCGGGCCTGTGTTGCCACCAGCAGCATGTTGCGGGCCACCATCTGCTCACGTGCCCGCTTGCCGGCTCGCTGCACACCAGGCGGGGCCTTCTCTGGCGTCGGATCCCAGTCCAGCCACCTCCGGATGGCCCGACCCAGTAGCAGCTGCTCCTCCCTGGTGGGGATGGGCAGCCGCGCATACGCACCGAGCAGCGAATCGAGCGGGGAGCCCAACGGACTAGGGCTGATGTTCGGCCCCAGCCTATGGCGTGCAACGTCGTTGGCCAGTGATATTGCCAACTCGCCAGGCCTACCTTGGGCCTAAGCGCTAAGACCAGTGACGATCGGTTTCCTCCAAGACGCTGATTCCCGTTCTGAATGGCGGCTGGATGGCGCCCTGATCAACGTCCTCACCGGTCTGGGCACCGCGAAGGACCGAAACGAAGCGATCGGCGTCAAGCGCAGCCGGATCCTCTCTGAATCTGCTGTCGATGCCCTCTATGAGCAGTCCTGGCTGATCCGGCGCATTGTCGAGAAGTTGCCTCAGCAGGGCACCCGCAGCGGCTGGGACCTGTCGGTGGGGGATGAAACCTCCAGCCGCATGAAGGCCCAGCTCGATGACGTCGTGGGCTGGACCGAAAAGTTGCACCTGCGCCAGGGCCTGGCCGCGGCCGCCACCTACAGCCGCCTCTATGGCGGTGGCGCCCTGGTGGCGATCGCCGACGACCGCACGCCGAACGACAAGCCTCTGAACCTCCGGCGGCTCCGGACCATCCACGGCTTCTACCCGATCGATCGTTGGCGCCTCTTCCCCGCCGCCGGTTGGTCCGGCATCGGCGAGCCGGAAAGCTACTGGTTCTGGACTCAGGCCGATCGGGACCTGCAGAAGCTCAACGATCAGGCCGGCAGCAAGGTGGTAACCAGTGCTGGCATGGGCCTCACCGAAGCCACCCAAATTGAGATCCACAGCAGCCGGGTGATCCGCATCGAGGGGCTCCCCTGCTCCTGGCGCTCCCAGCAAGAGCGGCAGTGGTGGGGGGTTTCTGTGGTGGACCTGGTCTGGGATGTCTTCAAGCGGTGGGAGACCGGCCAACAATCGGCCGCGGACATCCTCCACGATTTCGACCTGGTGGTGCACGAGCTGCCGGGCCTGGCCAACATGCTCGCCAATGGTGGGGAAGAGAAGCTGAGCCAGCGGCTGAAGGCCAATGCCCTCGCCCGCAGCACTATCGGCGCCTACATCCTGAGCGACGGCGAGAAGATCACCAACCTCAACCGCTCGGCAGCCGGCATCGCCGAGATCATCGCCAACCTCAAAAGCGAGATCACCGGCGCCTCAGGCCTCCCCCACACCCTGCTATGGGGTGAGTCACCCTCCGGCCTGGGGGCCGACGGCCGCAGTGAACAGGCTGCTTTTGGCAACGAGGTGGCCGACTGGCAGGCCCAGCACCTCAAAGAGCCCCTGCGGCGGATCTACGAGTTGGTGATGGCCTGCGCCGAGGGCCCATGGAAAGGGAAAGCCCCCCCCGCCGACTGGGAGATCACCTTCCGGCCCACCTACACCCCCACAGAAGACGACCAGGCTGAGCTGCGGGCGAAAGTGGCCACGGCCGACAGCCAGTACATCACGGCCGGAGTGTTGCAGCCCAACGAGGTGGCACTGGCCCGCTTCGGGAAGCCCCGCTTCTCCGTGGATACCACCCTGTTGAATCGGGAAAAGGACGGCTCAATCCCGCAGCCGAAGCAGCCGGAGGCGGTGGACTTCGGCGGCAGCCTCGAGGGCGATCCTGCGGCGGCCCCTGGGGAGGCTCCGGCCACAGGCGGTGATGCTGGGCTGGAGGGCGCCGCGCCGCCCCAGACGCCGCCCCGCAACGATGCCGCCGATGAGCCCTGCTGTGATGCCTGCGAAGAGCGGGCCCAGGCCCTGGCCGAGCAGATCACCGAGCACCGTGGCCGCCGCAAGCGGCGCCGGGATGAGGAGCCCCGCAACGATGCCACCGGCCAGATCCATCAGGTCTTCGGGGTGTCGATCCGCATGGATGGCCCCGGCATCGGCCGCCTGATGGGCCCCTACGGGCAGACCCTGCCCTACCCGGTGGCGGTGGGTCCGGATCTGAGCGGCGCCTGGGAGGTGTTCGAGCCCACCACCGGCGCCTACCTGCTGGCCATGGGGCACCAGCACCAGCGCGGGATCCGTGATGCCATCGGCGCCGAGCCAAACATCCGCCGGATCAATGCCCTTGACCTGGTGGCCATGGGCGCCCTGTGTGATGCCTACCTTGCGGGGGAGGGGGCAGAAGGATGAGCCTGGCGGTTTCGCTACAGCACCGACTCGATGCCCTGCGAAAGAAGTGCAGCACTGGCTATGGCTGCGGCAGCAGTTGCATCAGCCTGCGCAAGGAATGCCGCACCAGCCCCCGCAGCGCCATCGGGAAGGAGCGCATGAAGCGGCTCCTGGAGCTTGCCTCTGGCGGGGCCTCCTCTCAGCGGGGGATTGCACAAGTGCGGCAGAAGGAGGCCGGTGAGCTGGCCGGGGCGATCGCCACCCGCCGGGGCGAGAAGGCGACCCAGATGAAAGGCACCCGGCAGCAGGCGGCGGCTGAGAAGGCCCAGGCAGCAGAGGCCGCGGCCAAGGCGAGCACCAGCAGCAAAGCCCCCGCCGGCACGCCCCGGGGAGAAGCCGATCGCGCAGCCAAGGAAGGCGATCCGGATTATGAGTTTGCCCGGGCCTCGGCCGTGGGCAACGTCGGCGAGGATCTCAAGGGCTCAGCCCGGCACAAGCGAAACGCATGGCGAACCCTGGCGGAAGCAGAAGCCGATGGCACCGCCGCGGCCCTGGTGACCAGGGACAAGCTGCTGAAGGCCGAACCCCTCGACCTGACGGAAGGCCTCACCAACGCCAATTACCTCACCCGCCTGGCCGGCCACCTGGCCCTGAAGTCTTTCCCGGCGCAGCCCTACACCGAGAAGGCGTATGCGGCCTATCAGCAGGACCGGATGCTAAGCAAGAAAACACCGGCGGAGATGCGCAAGCTCTACTACGACCACCTGCAGGAGGTGAAGGGCATCATCGACAAGCGGCGGGACGATGCCGACCCCCGCGACATGCTGGTGGAAATCTCCCGGGCCACCACCGACCGGATCGCGGCCATCAGGGGGGATCGGTCCAAGGACACCGCCGATCGCTACAACCCGCTGGCAAATTCGCTGGTGGACCTCACCAACAAGGCGGGCAGAGGCAGCTACTCCAAGACTTCGGTGACGGGGCAGATCAACACCCTGGGGGCCCGCCTCAGGAAGGCCAACGACGGGAAGAGCATCGCCGAGCTGGCGGATGTGATGCGCAACGCCACAGAGGAGATCCTGGGCGGCGCCTCCATCGACAAAGTCACCGGGGTGCAGCGCGGCGGGGCGACCATCAACGCCGCCGACCTCTACGTGAAGAGGGCCGTCCGCACCGGCGGCCGCTCCCTGGGTGTGGATGACACGCCGGCCGGCTCCACAACGGTGCTGGCCAACCGAATGGGGATGAGGGGCCTGCAGTTCGGCAACAGCGTCACCGATGACGAGCGCGCCCACCACCTGCGCAAGACCGCCGAGGCCATGGTGGACCTGGCGGACGTGACGGGTCTCCCCGATCGGGCCGTCTCCCTGGATGGGCAGCTGGGCCTGGCCTTCGGGGCCAGGGGCCATGGCCGAGCCGCGGCGCACTACGAACCGGGGAGCAAGGTGATCAACATCACTCGGAAGAACGGCGTCGGCACCCTGGCCCACGAATGGGGGCACGCCCTCGATGACTACATCGGGGCGCGATCTCCGAGGGGCCAATCTTTCGCAAACACAGGCGACATCTACCTGAGCGAGCAGACCAGCTCCAGGTTCTACGATCGCACCAAAGGCCACGCCAGCCAGGAGGACGATCCTGTCTGGAAAGCCATGGATGGGGTCCGCAGGGCCATCAAGGACACCGACTATGACCAGACCCTCAGAGAAGGGCTGCGGGGATACGGCATCACCCCACAGAAAAGCAGAGGCCAGTGGAACTATTGGACGTCAGGCCGTGAGGTCTTCGCCCGGACCTTTGAGCGGTACGTGCAGCACAAGCTGCGGAGCAAGGGGCAGGAAAACACCTACCTCTCTGGCCTGGGCGGTGAAAGCCCCCTGTGGCCCACCAAGGAGCAGATCGCGAAGATGGCCCCCGCCTTCGATGAGCTGATGAGCGCGGTGGGCGCCAACACCTTCGGCGGCATGAAGCGCCGCACCGACAGCCGGGAGGAGCGGATCCAGCGGCTGCTCCAGGAGGCCTACCAGGCCGCGGCCGCCGATCACCGAGCTCATCCGAGGAAGCTCCAGCAACGGATCGACGCCCTGCGGGCAAGCTGCACCCCCCTGAATGGCTGACCGCTCGATCGAGCTGATCGAGCAGCTCGACCAGGAGCTGCGGGGCCTGGAGGACCAGCAGCTGCGCAAGCTCCGGGGGATCTTCGATGAGGCCCTGCGCCGCACCATCCGCAGCCTGATGGACCGCCTGGAGCGGATTGAGGCCCAGCCCGACTACGACCCGGCCACCACCCCCGGCGCCTTCCTGGGCTCTACCCCGGATGGCCCGGTGTCGATCACCCCGTTGCAGAAGAATCAGGCCAGCCTCTACCTGCAGGGCCAGCTGGCCCAGGACTTGCAGGCAATCATCAACCGCTTCCCGGCCGATCGGGCAGCCAATGCAGCCCTGAACCGTGAGCTGGCGGAGCTCTACAACAAGGCCCAGGACCTGGGGACCGAGTACGCCCTCGAGCTGTCGCGGGACATGCTCCCACCGGCGGCCGTGCTCTCCGGCCGCCACCCCTCGCTGCAGGACCCCCAGCTGCCACCGGCGGCACCACCGGCCCCCACCGATGCGCCGGCCACGGGCAGCCCCTACCAGGAAGGGCAGAGCTTCACCAGGCTCCTGAACCTGGGGGCCGTCATCGCTGCCTCTGAGCGGGACTTCAGGACCCTCAGCGCCAACTACCGCCGCCAGCGCAACGCCGCCACCTCCGATCGGGTCTGGGCATCGAAGGATTATTTCTTCCGCTGGTGGCGCGACTGGGGCGATGCCGTGCAGTTCGAGACCGCTGCCCAGATGGCCACCGGCGTCGACAGCCGCGCCCTGGCCCGCAACCTCAAGGCCCGCCTCCCCCACATCAACGACGCCTTCAGGAACCGGGCCGAGACCGTCGCCCGCACCGAAACCCACATCGCCGCCGGCGAGGCCAGGGAGCGCACCTTCCGCCGGATCGGTGTTGGGTTCGTGCGGTACGTGGCCACCGCCGCCGATCGGGTCTGCGAGTTCTGCGCCCCCCGGATGAGCTGCCTCTACTACGCCGGCAGCGTGAAGACCCCTCTGCACCCCCGATGCAGGTGTGCCCTCTCCCCGATCACCCTGGAGGCGCTGGTGATCCAGAACCAGCTGGCGGCCAACCGCCGCGAGCGCTGGGAGGATCAGCAGCAGGCCCTGGCCGCGGCGACCCGCAAGAAGTACGACGAGGCCAGCACCAGGCCCTGGCGGCCGATCGGCGGCACCGGTGAGCCCCGGGGGCCCAGGGACTACCCCCTGATGGAGAAGACCTCCCTGCCGGCCACCACCCCCAGGCCCAACACCGAGAACAACCCAGCCAACGGTGGCGCCAGGCCTTGGCCATCAGGGGATCCGGTCTGGACACCCTCCCGGGGCTGGATCAATGCCGCCGCTCGCGAGGCCTACGAGGCCATGGTCAATGAGGTGGCAGGGCTGGAGGTGTGATCATGCCGGGCTCAGAGCTTTGCGCACCTTGTGCCGGCTGACCCCCAGCTTGCTGGAGATCTCCCGCTGGCTGCAGCCTTGAGCGGCAAGGTGCCGGATCGATGGCGGGGCAACGTTGGCGGGGGTGGTGACCGGAGCGGCATCTGGGGCCGGCATAAGCTCGGCGCCGTTAGTGGTAGCAACGGGTTTCGGCCCCACGGGGGTGGTGACCATTTCCGTGGCGCCAGGAAATTGGTCTGGAGCTGAACCTGTAAGCCTGACTTTCAAGTTGCTCCCGGGCAGCCCCAGCCGTGCCAGGCCGTGGAGCTGGTGCTCCTGGGCCCAGGCCCCCAGCTGGTGCCAACGCTCGCCGGCTATGAAACCCAGCGTGTAGATCAGGGCCACCACCGCCCCCAGGCGGCGGGCAGCGGCATGGAGCGTCGGGCCCCAGTCGGAGGAAAGGGCCCTGGTGATGGTCTTCAGATCGGGAGCGGTGATGCAGATCGTGGTCATGGTTTGGTCCTATGAGGATCCCGGCGGCTGCTCAGAGCCTGCTCAGGGTGGGTTGTAATGCGGTGCCAGCAGGGCCACTCATGGCTCTTCTGTTGACCCCGGAACCGTACCACGTTTTGCAGTGCCATGAGCACGGCTCAGGGCAGGCATGGAAGGCCGGCGGCACTGAAACCCCTTGCAGCGCAAGGCAGCGCTTATGAGACGGTATCGAAGGAAAACGTCGTCAAAGCGCTAAGGTCCCAAACCACTGCACCGCAGCCTATGCGCCTTGGCTATGCCCGCGTATCGAAGGAGGAGCAGGCCGACTCCCTGCCAGCTCAGGTGGCCAGGCTTCGGGCGGCCGGCTGCGATCGAATTGTCGAGGAGATGGAGAGCGGCAAGGTCGACAGCCGCCCAGGCCTGGCGGAGGTGATCCTTGAGGTTCGTTCTGGCCGCGTGGCCGAGCTGGTGATCACCAGGGCCGATCGGCTGGGCCGAAACGCAGCCTTTGCCGATGAGCTGCTGGCGCTGTGCGGGATCCAGGGGGTCAAGGTCACGGCGATCGACGGCGGCACCATCGAGGCGGCATCACCTCAAGGATTCATGCAAGCCCGGATCCTCACCACCATGGCGGAGGTGGAGTCGCGGATGTTGAGCCTGCGGCTGCGGAAGCAGTTCGAGCAGTACCGCTCCCAGGGCCGCCATCTGCGGCGCCGGAAACCGTTTGGGTATCGAGGGGGTGCCAACCACAAATTGGAGCCCCACCCGGAGCACTGGCCCCAGGCGTTGAAGGTGCTGGAGCGCCTGCGGGAGCTGGGGAGCTTCTCCGCGGTGATGCGGGATCTGCCGAGCTGGTGCAGCTGGACCCCGGCGACCCCCAATTTGATGGCGTGGTTCTACAACCCCTGCATAAGGGGGCACGTCGGCCACCTGCTGCAGAAAGGCAGCGGGAAGAGTTGGGGCCAGCGGTGGGGAGAGATTCACTACGACCAGCATCCGCCGCTGATCGGTGAGGGGGATTGGCAGGAACTGGCGATGTACCTGAGGCGGCCCAGCAATACCTTTCTGGGTCGAGGCCGTGAAGCTCGCCATGGGCTGACCGGTTTGCTGAGCTGCGCTGCGTGCGGCCACAGCTTGCGACGCAACATTTCGGGCAATACGGCATGGTGGCGTTGCCGTCACCGGTTGTGCGAGGAGAAAGGCGCCATCCGGGAACCTGATGCCATGCCTGTGGCGGTGGCGGCGTGCGTGGCTGCTGCAGATCGCTTGGCGGCAGCGTATGCCATGCCCGCCGACGAGGATCCGGCGGTGGCGGCAAAGCGGCGGGATCTGGAGCAGCTAGAGGGGCTGGCCAGACGTAACCCGGCTATTTCCTCAGCTTGCGTTGAACTTCGCAAGGAGATTGACAGCCTGGTGCAAAGGCCGAGGGTGGCGCCTGAACTGGCTGGGTATGTCGAACGGATCAGCGACCCTGAGTTTTTTTCAGGTGCGACACCGCAGGAGCAGCGGGCGCTGTTTGCGGCAGTCCTTGAGACCCTGGCGGTGGGTCCAACGGGGGAAGTTCGCGCTCAGCCGCGTAGCTGGTAAGGCGACTGGCGATGGCCTCGCGGAGTGTCATAGCGGCGGCCATCAGCAACGAGCCTCCGGGTCACCCTGCAGCTGCTCGCGCTTTGCCAACCGTTCCGGCAGCGGCGGCAGCGGGCCGGCCATGCCGTCCAGGGTGGCCCAGAGGTAGACGCCTTCCACCACCTGGCTGTCGTAGCCCTGAAGATTCCAGCGCACCAGGCGCCTGACGGCCTCCCTGGCTGTCGCCAGATCGCCCCGCAGGCACTCGGCCTCCTGCTTCGCCTCCCTGGCTTTCTGCTCCGCCATGGCCCGCAGGTTGTGAGGCGTGGCGCCACCGGGGCGGTGGACGGTGACCAGGATGTTCCCCTCGCTGGATCCGAAAGCCAGCTCCAGGTAGTTCACGGCCTTTGGGTTGTCCTGGAGCAACCCCAGGAACATGCCGGCGATCATCTGTGCGCCAGGAGCCGCAAAGCCCATGGTGGCCTGCTGTTTGTGAATCGCGATCCCCGTCAGCGTCGGGTTGGCAAGGGCATCGGAAAGCGCCTTGTTGCGACGCTCCAGCCGCCGGATCGTGCGCCACGGGGCCAGCAGGCGGGCCAGGTTGCGGAGGGTAAGGGGTGAGGTCATGGCTGCACCCCCGGAACCTCAAAAAAGCCGAGCTGACCTTTAAGGGGAACAAACGGCAGCGGCTTTGGATCGCGCAATACAAACCCGTTGGGGCCCACAAACCATGGGGACTTAGATCGCCGCACGCAATCCACTACGTTGACGCTGCCGATAATGCCGCCACGTAGTAGCGGACAGTCGCGAAGACCATGCGCTATGTCAATTCGCGTTATGTGCTGCTTGCTTTCGTCAACAATAAAACCCATGCTAGCCGAAACGGTTAATACGCCTAATGCCTCAACAAGCTTCGGATCTATTCTGTAAGCAAAGCTAAGGCCACTAAGGTAATCATCCCATGTCATGCCTTTGGCGGCATGAATCAGGATTCGACCACGCGTATTGGTGGGCCAAGTACGGTTTTCAATGTTTTTCCCAGCCAGCAGGATCAAGCTGGCCCATGGCTGGCGGATGGATAGGGCAATCATGGCTGCGTCCGGCCTTGATTGACGGCGCGGATCAGCTGCTCAGGGCATTGCCTGACGGTTTCGGCCACCATCAGCTGCTGAAACGACGGGTCGCGCATCTCTGAAAACCAGAGGTAGGCATTGTCCGAAAGCCCCACGCGCACGGCGGCGCGGATGCCCAGGTCGGCGCCCAGGGCCCGGCAGATCGAACCGGCCGTGGCCCAGGCCGCAGTGCTCACGCCGGCATGGGCTGGCGCCGCATGGCAGGCGCCGAGCGTCAGCAGGGCGGTGGTGATCGCAAAGCGGGAAAACGCTGTCATTGATCCGGGTCGGCTCAGTCCGGGGATGATCGGATCATACCCCCACAGTCGAACTGATGTATTGTTGTTGCGCACTCACAACGTAGCGATCTCAACATGCCCGCACTCCTTCTCCCCGTTCTGCCAAAGCCAGCCTCTCGGCCCCCTGCGCGGGTTCTGCATCCCCAGCTTCGGGCCCGCCGCCCCAAACGATCAGCCCCTGCCCCTTTCTGCGATGCCGGCCTGATTGCCATCTGCCTATCTGGTGTGGCCCTGGTCACGGCGCTGGTGGCTTTCTCGATCGTGCGGGACATTGCGGCGCTTAATGGGCCTGCACAGCCCCTGGCCGCGCCGCTTCGCCCGTAAGCTGCGGCCCCCATGGCAAGGCCCGGTTTTGGCATTGCCAACCAGGGCCATGCCTACCATGAGGGCGATCCAGAGTCGCCATCCATGAACCGTATTGAATGCGCCTACGCCGCCCAGCACTTCCTGGCCTTCCTGAAGCATGTTGGCCCGATCGAGGCGGCATGGGCCATAAACACGGTTCTCGAAACGCTGATGGAGCTGCCTCCAGGCAATGACCACGTGGCCGCGGCGGAGAAGGCCTTTGAAGAGGCGCTGACTGAGTTTGATGCGCTGGCCCAGGTTGCCAGCAGCGAGCCAGCAGACGGTGGTGGAGAAGCGCTGCTGGCTGAAGGACTCACGCCAGAGCCCCCCGCCAAGAAATCCGACAAGGCCAGCTGATTGTGAGGCCTAGCCTGACGCCAGCTGCCCGCCAGCTATGACACAGCCGCAAATCCTCACGCTCAGCGCGGTCTATGAAGGCACGACGTGGGAAGGAATTAACTCGGTAACGCTGGAGCAGCCGGTCGGGACCCCGCTGAACCTGACCAATGCGCAGCTGCGCATGGTCTACCGGCGAGTCGGTGAGAACCTGGAGAGGTTAAATCTTGTTGTTGGCGCTGGGATTCAGCTCACCAATGCAACCGGTGGCGTCTTTCGAGTTATCCCGCAAATCCTGCCACTGACGGCAGGAAGCTACTACTGGGAGATCATCCTCACGCAAGCCAACGGAACGATCATCCCGCTTTTCGCAGGAACACAGGAAATCACCAGGCTTGGGAGGGCGTCGTAACAGTGGATATTTCGGCAGTTGTTGTACTGGACGAAACAACCCTCCAGGCCACGGTGAACCCGCCGCCTGGGCAAGGCAATGTGGGCGTCGGCGGATCTGGGACCGTGACCAGCGTGGGCCTAGGTGTCCCGACGGGATTCTCAGTGAGCGGCTCGCCAGTGACGGTGAGCGGCAACATCACCCTGTCGTTTGCCGCTGGATACAGCCTGCCCTCCAACACCAGCCAGGCCAACTGGGACACCGCCTTCAGCGAGCGGCTGCGGTGGGACGGCGGCAGCACGGGGCTGAATGCCGCCACGGGGCGGACATCGCTCGAGCTTGGTTCAGCCTCGACGCGCGATGCAGGCACAGCCGCTGGGAACGTCCCGGTGCTGGATGGAGCAGGCCTGATATCCTCGGCACTGTTGCCAGGGTTTGTTGATGATGTTCTTGAGTTTGCAAACATCGCCGCGTTTCCTGTAACGGGCGATGCCGGGAAGCTCTACATCAGCCTGGCGACCAACCGCCAGTATCGGTGGTCTGGGTCGGTCTATACCGAGATCAACCCGTCGCCGGGCTCTACCGATGCGATCCCAGAGGGATCGGTCAATCTATATTTCACAACCGCACGCGGCCAAAGCGCTGCGCTTTCCTGGTGGTCTGGCTACCGCTCAACGATTGGCGACCAACTGGCCACCGCTGCCGACCCTCCAGCGGCCCGCACAGCCATCGGCGCAGGCACCAGCAGCCTGGTGGTCAGCAGCGCCGCCCCCCAGCCCCTGGCGGCCACCGCATCGGCAGGTAGCACAGGGCAGGCGGCAGACGCAGGGCACGTCCACCAGCGGGACGCCGATGTGATCGTGGTCCCGGTGGGCGATGAGTCCACGCCCCTCACCACTGGCGCCAACAAGGTCAGGTTTCGGATGCCATTCGCAGCCACGCTGCTCGCGATTCGAGGAGGCGCCAACACCGCCCCGACCGGCTCAACGCTGATTGTGGATGTGAACGAAGCGGGAGCATCGGTGCTGGGCACGAAGCTGTCGATTGACGCCGGCGAAACCAGCAGCACAACCGCCGCCAGCGCCGCAACGATCACAGACACCAGCCTGGCCGACGACGCAGAGATTTCAATTGACATTGACCAGATCGGCAGCACGGTTGCCGGGGCCGGCCTCAAAGTCAGCCTTTTTGTGCGGAGGGTCTGATCATGCAAAACCTCGTCCTGCTCGACACTGAAACCGGCCTGATTCGCAGCTACCCCCGCCGCGATGAGGAGCCGGTCGAGGGTCTCGACCCTCGCTATGAGGTGTTGCGGATCGTGCGCGAGCCAGCGCCTCAATATGACCCCGCAACGCACAGCCTCGGCGAAACCCGCACCATCAACCGCGAGGCCGGGGAATGGCGCTGGGGCTGGCTGGCTGCACCGCTGCCGCCGGTGGCCCCGCAGCCGGATTGGCGCACCTTCAAACGCACGCTCCTAGCCCACCCTGCGATCAATATGTTGTTAAGTGGCAGCTTGGCAACGGCACCGGCGGCTGGCTTGAGCCTGCCCGCCACTCTGTTGGCCGCTGAGGGCGGTGGCGATGTAGACGACTTCCGGGCCGCCTGGGTGGCGCTTCGGCGCCAAGGGCTGGTGAGCCCCGAGCTGCTCCATGAGGTGCGCACCCTGGCCCTGATGCTGCACCTCTCTGAGGAATTCGTTGCGGCACTGGGGGGTGCTACCCGTCCGGCCGCGACGGCACTGGGGCAAGAGTGGGTCGATGCCGCCGGGGTTCTGTGGGTCGTCGTGCAGGCCCGCGGCGAGGATGGTCAGTTTCTGGCCGACGACCTCACCACGCCCGAGCGTGAATCGCTGGCATGGGAGCAGCAGGCATGAGCGTCATCTGGGTTAATTCCGGGAGATTTTCGGCGGCGCCAACTCTATGGACCCTCGCGCACACCCCCACTGAGCTACTGCTGCTGCCGGACGAAGAGGGGACGATTACAGCTACATCGGGAGCGGTAAGTCAGATACGGGACTTCAAGAACAACGGCCGGCTATTTAACGGAGCCGCTGGAAGTCGGCCCACTATTACACCAAATGCGCTTAACGGTAAAGCGTCACTTACATTTAACGGCTCACAATGGCTAACCTTTGCAGGTTTAGCATCAGTTTTCAACATGCTCCACACAGCAGCCGGAGCCGGTGCGACAGTTGTTGCTGTGTGGAGAGCGGGAGCGGGAAACATTGCCGATCCCAACGTTCTTTACGGTCTGCTGGGAAACACTGGCGTTTTATCAGCGAACCACGGCCTTAGTGTGTTCTATGACGACAGATCCGGTTCCGCCAGGAACAACGCGATGGGTGGCTCGATCGTTCGAGGCGTTAATGGCCACCCGGCGGCGCAAAATATATCAGCGAATAATGCGCATCCAGTCAATGCGCCTACAATAATTACGCATACCAGCGATCCTGGTAACGCAGTTCCTTCTAAAAAATCCATACTCAGGGTCAACGGTGTGCCCTTTGAGCTGAACACATTTACAAACGCTCCGTCAACGGCAAACGCTACATTTCCGCTGCAGATCGGGGCAACCGGCGGTAATTCCTTCCCGCTCGTCGGCGAGATATTTATGATTAGCATTCTACCGCCTGGCACTATCCAGGACACTATCCTGCGGGCAGAGGGCTACGCAGCCGGCCCGGAGGCGGGATGGAATCTGCAGAGCCTCCTCCCCACAGGGCACCCCTACAAGTTCGGCGCGCCAACGGTGTAGCCCGGCGGCCAACCCTCCCTATCACCATGCCCATACTTGACTCAGAACGCTGCAGGCCTTGTGGATCGACGAACTGAAATGGTGCAGCTGGCCACTGAGCTGCTGAGTGAACAGATCCGCCCGGTGCGGATCGTGTCGATCTCCGATGCCGGCGGTGAGCCGCAAGGCGAGTTCATATCGAACCAGCAACGCTTCATCTTCAAGTTCACCAAGGGCGGAATGGTGACATACAAGCCCAAGGGCCAGGGCGGCGGCGGCCGGGAAGACAGCGGCAGCCAGGAGGATTTCCAGGCCCGGATCGAGCGCATGAAGGCCCGCCTGGGGGCATCGTGAGGAACTGGATCAAAAGCCTGCTGGATCCCCTGCTGGATCACCTCGCCACGAAGCTGGCGCTCAAGGTCCGCGCCCAACTGGATGGTGCGATCGATGCCGCGTTGGATCGGGCGGATGACCGGATTGACACGGCCCTCGAGGGGCTGGAAGAGCGGCTGCTGGCAGCGGCCGCAAAGCCCATCGAGGAGCTGAAGGTGGCGCTGGGGCCAGCCCTCCAGTTGCAGCAGCAGGCGCTGGAGACGGCGGGGAAGCCTGCCCTGGCGCTGCAGCCGCAGATCGATGCCATCGGCCCGGAGCGGCTGCAGGTTGCCGCCGAAGCCGCCGGAATGATCCTAGCCAAAGAAATGGAGGCACAGACCGGCTTTGCAGCCTCTTCAGCAAGGGCTGCCGCCGCTGACCACCTGCGCAGCCGCTTGACGCCGCCCCGGCCGTGGAAGGAGATCCCTGATCGATGAGGCGTCACCAGTCCTTGCTGGATCGCCTCTCGGCCATTGAGGCTCAGTTTTCCGTGGCCCGCGTCAACAAGGCCCTGGCCCAGCGCCCCGTGGCCCTGCGGCACGACGCCGCCGATCGGGTCTCCCCGGTGCTGCAGCAGCTGCTGGCCGAGGTGCTCCCCGGCGCCCTGGTGCTCGACTGGCGGCAGGACGGTGCTGCCCATGCTGGGCGAGTGGCCGCCGATGGCCTGGTCTACCGGTTCCGTGTCGATGCGGAAGGCGTCGGCTATCGCCCCGCCTGGGAGGGGGTGCTGCAACGTGGCTGGGAGCTGCGATCGGATTTGTTCCTGCAGCTGCGGGCCCCCGGCTCCCGGATGGACTTCCGCCGCACCCGGGCCGGCGGTGGCCAGAAGCGGAAATGCGCGACGGGCTACGGCTGCGGCAGCGCCTGCATCTCCCTCCAGAAGGAGTGCCGGATCGCCCCCCGTTCAGCGATCGGGAAGGGCCGCCTGCGGCGCCTCCAGCAGCTGGCTGCCGCCGGCAACCAATCAGCTGGCAACACCGCCACCCAGGTGATGGCCTCCCGGGGTGCGGCCGCGGCTGCACTGCAGAAGGATCGCACCACCCAGCGGGTGCAGAAGCTGCTCGAGCGGCCGGAGATCGCCGAGTTCCTGCGCACCGGCAAGCTCCCATCAGGGGCCAACAGCTCCACCGAACCGGGCACTGTCCGGGAGATGAAGCCAGGGGAGATCGCCTTCGATCCTTCCCGCTTCCAGTACAAGATCAACGCCACCGCCACCACCGGCGAGGTGGGCAGCCTGTCGGGGGTGCGCAAGTGGGACCCGAACCTTTCCGGCGTGATGTCGGTCTGGAAAGACCCAGCTGACGGCGAGGTCTATGTGGTCAACGGGCACAACCGCCTGGCGTTGGCCCGCCGCCTGAAGGCGGAGGCCGTCACTGTGCGGTTCCTTAACGCCGCCACCGCCACCGAGGCCCGGGCGATCGGGGCCCTGCAGAACATCGCCGAGGGGGCTGGCAGCCCGATGGATGCGGCCAAGTTCTTTCGCGACACCGGCATCAAAAACCAGCAGGACGTGGAGGCCCGTGGCCTGCCCTTGGGCAGCGGCCAGGCATCCAAGGGGCTGAGCCTCAGCAAGCTCCCCGGCGACGTCTTCAACGCCGTGGTGCGGGGTGACCTGACCGTGAACCGCGGGGCGATCATCGGCGGCAGTGGCCTCGATGAGGCGAAGCAGCGGGAGGTGTTCAAGATGATCGGCTCCCGCAAGGCCATCACCGACCAGACCCTGCAGGAGCTGGTGGACCATGCCGCTGCCAGCGTGCAACGCACCCAGACCACGATGAGCCTGTTCGGCGAGACCGAGGAGGCCAAGGACAACCTGCTCACCCGGGCCAAGCTGTCCGCCGGTCTGAAGGCCAAGATCGCCCGGGAGAAGCGCCTCTTCTCCACCGTCAGCAAGGCCAAGGCCGCCACCAGCCTGACCGAGAAGGGGGGGAACGTGATCAATCAGGAGCAGAGCGCCAAGGTGGCCGGCGAGGCCAGCGAGGCCCTGGGGGTGTTCGAACGGCTGAAGAGCTCCGCCGGTCCGATCAGTTCCGCGCTCAACCGTGCCGCCGATCGGGTGGAGGCCGGCGAGGCCGAGGGAATCGTTCGAAAGGAGCTGGAGCGCGACGTGTTCCAGGCGGTGCAGGCCGAGCTGGAAGCGGTAGGGCTGCGCAAGCGGCCCCGGGCCGACAGCCTCGAAGCTCGCCTCGACGCCCTGCGGAAGAAGTGCAGCACCGGCGGCTTGGCGGCGGCAGCGCCTGCATCAGCTTGCGGAAGGAATGCCGCACCACTCCCCGCAGCGCCATCGGGAAGGAGCGCATGAAGCGGCTGCTGGCCCTGGCCGGCGGCGGCGCCTCTGACCAGCGGGGTATCGCCCCGGTGAGAGGTAAGGAGGCGGCCCAGCTGGCCGGCAGCATCGCCACCCGCCGGGGCCAGCAGGCGGCCCAGCTGCGCGGCGCCAGGGCCCAACAGAAGCCGGCTGAGGGGCAAACCCTTGATCAGGAGATCAGCAGGCTGCAGAAGCTGCAGAAGGCTCACGAAGAAAACGCCAATCGCTCCGGCCGTCACCCGAAGACTGTGGCGCGAGAGGTGATCGCGGGCCTGCAGGCGTTGAACAACAGTTCTGCCTACGGCAGCAAAAAGCCAGGCAAGCCGCTCCGCTGGAACATCCACGGGAAAAACCATGAGATCCCGGAAAGCAAGTTGCAGGGCCTGTCGCCGCGCCAGGTGTCGGCGCTGATCTACACCAAGGTCACCGGATACAAGCCAGGGCCCGGTCAGGGGTTTGGGGACTGGTTTGCCGTGCCCTCCACCGGCAAATCTCAGGCCGCCGCCAAGCCGCCGGTGCTCACCAACCCCGGCCGCCAGGATCCCGGTCTGGCCCCCAAGGCCAAGGAGCAGGGCCTCAACGCCCAGGACCTGGCCACCAGCAAGCAGCAAGCCGCCTTCGCCCGGCAGCAGCAGCAGGCCGCCCAGGCCGCCGGCGATCAACGCGGCGCCCAGGCCTGGCGCAAGGAAGAGCGCACGGTGGAGCGCAACCGCCTGGCCACGGCCATCAGCACCAACAAGCAGAGCCAGAGATCGCTGTTTGGGGTGACCGAATACGACGAGACCATGCCGCTGTTCAATAAGCGAGGCGACGGAGCCCGCCAGGATGCCGACATCCTCAAAGCCCGGATCGATGCCCTGCGGGTCCAATGCGCCACCATGAGCCGATGACCAGCACCACCCCCGCCACCCCCCAGGCCCCTCGCAGCGATGGCGAGGCCATCGACTGGGCCAACGTGGCCGTGGAGGCCACCGTGATGCTGCGCCTGCAGGAGGCCCCGCCAGTGGCCGCGGCCCAGAGCCAATCGCGCAAGCCCTCGCCATGAAAATGCCCTGGCTTCAACCCCAGGGCATGGCTGAGCCTGAGCTCCTTCGTCACCTCCAACCGTAGGGCACGCTCAGAGCCCCAGCAGCTGGGCCGGATCGATCGCGAGCAGCAGGCAGATCGATCGCAGCTGGCCTGGGTTTGGATCGCGCTCCCCTGAGCACCAGCGGCTGACGGCGCTGCGGTGAACCTCCAGCTGCTCCGCCAGCTGCTGCTGGCTGACGCCACGCTGTTGCAAGATCACGCCCAGGCGCGCACCCAACAGCCGGCGAACCATCGCGTCAGGCAGGAGTGTTGCCATGGTGCGTTTATGGCATCAACCCCATAAGCATAAAGCTGGCGGCTTCATCTTTCTGGTAGCTCCTGCTATCTGCCGGTGCAGTTTCGTTTCGATCGCTCCAGCATTACGGGCAACTGGGTGGAGACCCCCGAGGGATTCCTGC